TTTGCAGCCACAATCAAATATAATAAATCATATTACATAAAAAGATATGAAATCATATTTTATTTTCACCATTGTCCTGACAGTTGCCTATCTCGTCTATTATGCGGTTATCATCGTGCAGGACCTTTATGGAAAAAAAGGAAATGGTAAGCCGGAAGAAGAGGTATTTGACCTCGGTGCGCCGGAAGATGAACAGAGTGTGTCCGTGACGGAGAGCGATACGGGATTCAATGTGGGTAATGAGAAGTATGAAACAGATGTTGCCCCTACCGCTTCACCTACACCACAGGAGACGGAAACCGCAGAGAATAATGGCGAGATAGCCGTGGCGGAGAAGCTGAAACGGCTGAAAGCCCAAGCGGAGGAACAGATGGAAGAAACCGAGACCTACCTGTCGGACGCATACACGGCAGACGAACTGTACAAAGCGATGCTTGCCAAAGGAAAGACGGACAACCGTCCGGAACTGGTATGGAAACCTCTCAAAGACCGATTGTAAAATGTCGAAAGCAAAAAAAATATTATGTGCACTGTGCTTTGTCCCTTATGCGGTATTCGCCAAAAGCGGCAGCGTAAACTACAGTTGGGGTGCAGACGCACTTGCAACGATGCACGACTTCGTGGTGACGATGATGCTGTACGTGCTGTACATCTGCTACGCTGTCGCCTCGGTTTTCGTAGTCGTTGCCGCGCTCCAAATCTATATCAAAATGAACACAGGCGAGGACGGTGTGGTGAAGTCTATCGTATCACTTGTCGGTGCGTGCCTCTTCATCATTGGAGCTTCAATCGTGTTCCCCGCTTTCTTCGGCTACCGCATATAGGTGGCTGACAGGAGTGTAAAACCAATTCAAAAATAGAAGTACCACAAAAAATGTAATAAATATGTTTCAGAAATTCAAAAGAATGTGCCGAAAGGCAAAGAAAACCATCATGCAAGTTTCCACCAAAGTAAAAATGTTAATCATTGCCCTGTTAGGAGGCATACCTGCTATGGCTCAAAGTACGGCAGGCGATTACTCAGCCGGTACGACAGCTCTATCAACCGTAGCCGAGGAAATCGTGAAATACGTTCCTGTGATGGTCAAACTCTGCTATGCCATTGCTGGTGTTGTGGCCATCATCGGAGCCATTTCGGTGTATATCGCCATGAACAACGAGGAACAGGATGTCAAGAAGAAGATTATGATGGTGGTTGGGGCGTGCCTTTTCCTGATTGCGGCAGCCCAAGCATTACCTCTATTCTTCGGAATTAACGCATAAACAGCCTGGAGGAATGACTAATAACGGACGTTATCCGGATTACCCGCTGTTCAAAGGACTGCAACGGCCTTTGGAACTGATGGGATTACAAGGTCGCTACATCTATTGGGCGGCAGGCGTGGCTGGTGGGGCCATTGTGGGCTTCATCGCCGCCTACTGTCTTATGGGCTTTGTGGCCGGACTGGTCGTATTGGCAACTGTCTTATCTGCGGGAATCGTGCTTATCATCCTCAAACAGCGAAAGGGGCTGCACAGTAAAAATGTAAAACGTGGAGTGTATGTGTATGCCTATTCGCATAAAGTATGACTATAAGAAAAACCATCACGGCAATGTGTGTGGCTGATTGATTGTTGAACGCGGGCGGGTCCGTCTCCAGCCGAGGCAGACCTGCCCCTATTTAATGAACGAATATCGGAATGACCCTATATATCATTTTATTTTTCATCGCCCTATGTACGGGTATGGCCTTGTCAGTCTATACGTTCGGTACGGGCGGCAAGCGCAAGCATATCTTTCAGAATATCTATTTCTCTGTGGAAGATACAGACGGTGTGGGTGTGCTGTACACCAAGACGGGCGAATATTCCGCCGTCTTGAAAATCGAAAATCCGGTACAGAAGTATTCAGCGGACATTGACAGCTATTACGACTTCACGCATCTATTCTCTGCCCTTGCGCAGACGCTGGGCGAAGGGTATGCCTTGCACAAACAAGACATCTTCGTAAGGAAACAGTTCGCGAACGAGCCGGAGCATAATCAAGAATTTCTCTCGGCATCGTACTTCCGTTATTTTAATGGGCGTCCGTACACGGACAGCCTTTGCTATCTGACTATCACACAGGAAGCCAAGAAGAGCCGTCTTTTCTCTTACGATAGCAAGAAATGGCGCGATTTCCTCGTGAAAATTTATAAGGTTCGAGACCTACTACGCGACAGCGGTGTACAAGTGAAATTCCTGAACAAAGCCGAGGCAAGCGAATATGTGGACCGTTACTTTGCGATGAACTTCAAAGACCGTATGGTCTCGATGACGAATGTCAAGGCTGACGACGAAACGGTATCTATGGGTGACAAACGCTGTAAGGTGTACAGCCTCGTGGACGTGGACTGCGCCGCGCTCCCCTCGCTGATACGTCCCTATACCAATATCGAGGTGAATAATACCGAGATGCCAGTGGATCTTGTCTCGGTGGTGGATAATATTCCGAACGCAGAAACGGTGGTGTACAACCAAATTATTTTCCTGCCCAGCCAGAAGCGGGAACTGGCATTACTCGACAAAAAGAAGAACCGGCACGCAAGCATCCCCAATCCGAGTAACCAAATGGCCGTAGAGGACATCAAACAGGTACAGGACGTAATAGCCCGTGAAAGCAAACTGCTCGTGTACACGCACTTCAACATGGTGGTGGGCGTGCCTGCGGACACCGACCTGCAAAAATGCACGAATCACTTGGAAAACGCTTTTGGGCGCATGGGCATACACATCAGTAAGCGTGCATACAACCAACTGGAACTGTTCGTCAGTTCGTTTCCGGGCAACTGTTACAGCCTGAACGAGGAATATGACCGTTTTCTGACCCTCTCCGACGCTGCGGTATGCCTGATGTACAAGGAACGGGTGCAGCATAGTGAGGAAACACCGCTAAAAGTTTATTACACTGACCGTCAAGGTGTTCCGGTAGCTATCGACATCACGGGAAAAGAGGGAAAGAACAAGCTGACCGACAACTCGAATTTTTTCTGCCTGGGGCCTTCGGGCAGCGGAAAGAGTTTCCACATGAATTCCGTCGTGCGCCAGTTGCATGAACAGGGGACGGACGTGGTAATGGTCGATACGGGTAACTCATACGAGGGGCTATGCGAGTATTTCGGCGGCAAGTATATTAGCTATACCGAGGAACGGCCCATCACGATGAATCCGTTCCGCATCAATCGGGAAGAGATGAACGTAGAAAAAACGGGATTCCTGAAAAACCTCGTCTTGCTTATCTGGAAAGGTACGCAGGGAACGGTCACAAAGACGGAAGACCGTCTGATAGAGCACGTCATCACGGAATATTACGACGCCTACTTCAACGGTTTCGAGAGCTTCACACCCCAACAGCGTGAGGACTTGCGTAAGAGCCTCGTTATTGATGACCGCAACAGCAGTGAGAAGCGGCACGAAAGCGAACGGGAACGCGCGGCCCGCATCGAGGGTATCATTGACGAGATAGAGGGTCGGCGCAAGGAACTGAAAGTGGAGGAACTGTCATTCAACTCTTTCTATGAATATTCCGTGCAGCGCATCCCGGATATCTGTGAGGAGAACCGTATCACGGGCATCGACCTCTCGACATACCGCTATATGATGAAGGACTTTTATTTGGGCGGCAACCACGAAAAAACGCTGAACGAAAACATGGACAGCTCGCTGTTCGACGAGACGTTCGTGGTCTTCGAAATCGACAGTATAAAAGATGACCCGCTGCTTTTTCCTTTGGTCACGCTGATTATCATGGATGTTTTCTTACAGAAAATGCGCATCAAAAAGAACCGCAAAGTCCTTGTCATCGAGGAAGCGTGGAAAGCCATCGCCAGCCCGCTGATGGCGGAATACATCAAATTTATGTACAAAACGGCACGTAAATTCTGGGCCAGTGTAGGTGTGGTGACACAGGAGATACAGGACATCATCGGCAGCGAAATCGTGAAAGAGGCCATCATCAACAACTCGGATGTGGTGATGCTGCTTGACCAAAGCAAATTCAAGGAACGTTTCGATACCATCAAGGTGATTCTTGGCCTAACGGACGTGGACTGTAAGAAAATTTTCACCATCAACCGCCTCGAAAACAAGGAAGGACGCAGCTTCTTCCGCGAGGTATTTATCCGCCGGGGCACGACCAGCGGTGTTTATGGCGTGGAGGAACCGCACGAGTGCTACATGACCTACACGACTGAACGGGCAGAGAAAGAGGCTCTGAAACTTTACAAGCGCGAGCTACAATGCAGCCACCAAAAGGCTATCGAGGCATATTGCCGTGACTGGGATGCCAGCGGTATCGGCAAGGCATTGCCGTTTGCACAGAAAGTTAATGAAGCGGGACGTGTACTGAACTTAACCACTAAAATAACATCATAATGAAAACGAAAAGGATTTTAATCACCCTGTCACTGGACTACGGAATAAATATGATGGGGTTTGAAAGCAGCTTGACGCGCGAACAAATTTCTGTCAATAATCCGGAACTCACTGTTTTGTCCCTCCGGGAGTTTTGTATGCTATCCAAGGAGAACCTGCTCCGTATGGATGACATGACACCGGACAAGGTAGCTGCCATCGAACGGCTATTGGCGGAGTATTCCCTTCGGTTGGGTATGTCCGATGTAGAACTGGAAACGTACTTGAACCGATATTATGAAGAAAACCCCAAAGAAAAGGAGTTTTACGATATGTGCGACAGGCTGTGTAGCAGCAAACCTGCCTTCGATGAAAACGGATTTCGTGAAGAACTATTCCGGGAACTGAACAGCAGTCCGATGAGTGAAAAAAGACTGAGTGACTTAGGATGGCTACGCTATCAGACCGTGCGCGAAACTTATCTAAACCAGCCTTTCTTCTTGAGATGGTTCGGCTCCCAAGAAGCCCGGATCAAAAGGGCCATCAAGGATACTACCATCATACATGATATGTTCTGCCGACTTGTCACGGAGAATTGTATCGAATCTGAGCGGTGGTATTTCAATCACAAGGAACCGGAATACATAAAAGAGGTCTGAAACGATGAAACGGCTGTTTATCTTTTGGGTTATCCTATTGCCTGCCCTGACACAGCACGTTCACGCACAATATTACAGCGTGAACTATGACGCACGTACCGTGGCGGCCATGGCCGCCGCATTCGGCACGGAGGGAGTGGCTGAAAGCTACTACCGCGAGCAGGGGGGTGATATTCTGAAAAACTATACGGCGGCAGAGGTGGCAGCAGCAGGGATATTTTCTTCCAAATTTTTGGAACACAAGGCTCTGTCCGACCTTGGCATCTGGTGCAGCAGCACGGAAAATTACTACTATCGTCGAATTTACCATATGGTGGCGGAGAAAATCATGCCGAAAATATGGGTGGTAGCGAAACTGATGCTACGCTCACCACAAACAGCCATCCACTGGGGCAGTTACCTGATGAAAGTCTGCGATGATACGAAGAGCCTGTGTATGCAGTTCGAAAGCGTTGTGACCAACAGCACACTGACGTTCTCGGACATCGCTTTTCTGGAAATTGACCGCGACATCGCCAGTTTGCTGAACCTCGCAGAACTGGGCGGTACCGATTGGCAACGGATGTTGGACAACTTGGCCAAAGTGCCGGGCAATTTCACCATCGAGAACTTGAAAGGCGATATCGACAACCTTTATAACATGGGCGTAGGGCTGGCAACATCTGGTATGGAGAACCTCGGTGACGCTCTACTGCAAAGCAGTGCGTTCCATGACCTGTTGGGCGGCAAAGCCAATGAAATCGGCAACCTGTATGAACACTACGGTACTCTCTTCGAGCAGGCGGAACATGACATCGGTAGTCTGCTAATCGACATGGTGGGCGGCCAGGACAGCGTGGCCGCATTGTTCAATTTCAGCAACTACGACCTCACATCGTGGATGACCGACTACATGGACAATGCAGTCGGGAACTATTACACGCAACGGTGGTATATCGCACGGCGTGAGCAAGGAAGCATTTCTCTATGCGACTACTACCCACCGACAGACGACAACAGCATATTGAACGGGGGCGCATGGACACGCTTTAATACGAGCGATCCGGGATTTTACCCGAACGCTTCGCAACGGGAGCAGGCCCTTGCCAACTCAGAACAGTATGCCGGATGGTCAAGAAGCCGAGTACAACAGCTCAACAACAGCAACGACGGTTACACCTATACTATCAATACCCGACAACAGGCCTACATCATCAGCAAAGGCAACAAGCAGACCAAGAAGGCATACGCCTATGAGATACATGTGACACAGAGCTGGAACCGGACGGAGGTAGTCTATGAGGATGTCTTCGATTCCTATTCGATGGATCTGAACACGTTCAAAGCGCAGCTCAATGCCCGCCTCTCGGAGTTCAATGACAACGAGGAAGGCTATGTCTATTACATAGCATCCGATGCACGGAACTATTATCAGGCGACGGACGCCGCAAAATTGCAGGGATGTGAAAGCGTGACCATCAGTGTAACCTGTTCAGACGGGGCGACGCTGGGACAAGGCTCGACACAATACAAGTGCCGTAAGTGTGGCGGCTCACTGGATGCCCACTCCAAAGAGTGCGTCATGCAGACCTCGGTAACGGAGAACGAACTGGACCTTTCAGAACTGGACGCACTGATACGGGAAGCGGACAATCAGGTTGCCGTTCTTCAATCTCAGATTAGTGCCTTGGAAAAGGAAAACGCCGACCTTCTGAAAAAAATTGCCGAGGCGAGCGTGGAAGACGCAGCAGCTTACCGGCAACAATATAACTCCAACCGGACACGTATCGAGGAACTGAAAAGCGAACTTGCCGAGTGGCAACAAAAGCAGAAGGAGTACGCAGATGCGAAGCAGGAAGCGGAAGCTGAGAACGATGTGCCGACAGATGATTACTACCGCCTACCGGCCATCATGCAGGATTGTAAGACAGCCTACAGCCTCACTTGGCAGGACGGAGGTACATGGAGCGGCTATACGTTCGTCCGTAAGGCGACGATGCCGAACATCAATGGTATCATTACGTTCCGTGCGACTATTTCTATCGCACGGAAGCCGAAATACTTTCTGGGTATCAAAATCCACCGTGCCATCATCCAAATCAGTTGGGAATTGACTTCGGCATACACAGACACGCACGTTGCCGATGTACTGACACTCGATCCGAACCTGCCGAACGAGGAAAAGACTAAAATCGTGAATAATCGCATATCGGAAATTGCACGGGAATATCCCAACTGTAAAATCACTACCGAGTATGCCCGTACAGAACCTATGGAAGAAGTACCGAACAGCGACGTGTACCACCTGCTTTGGTCAAGTGACCGCCTCGAAATCGCACGAGAAGTGGATTCACGTATCACGAAAATATACGCCGACCTCGTATCCTTGGAGAAGATGATGCACTACAAGCGGAACATCATCGACGTACTGAAGGATGTGCTACCGGAACTCGATACGGACGAGGGTCGTAGGCTGACGCTCGTGGAAGAGTGCCATGACCGCTGGGTAGAAAACGCACGGACATCCCGAAGTGGCAGAAAGGAGGTACGACCATGAAACGCACTATGCTGATAGCCATCACGTTGCTTGCGCTACTACCCAATGTAGCCAAGGGTCAATGGACATTCGATATCATGTCGGTGGAAGCGTACATCAACGACCACAAGAAACAACGCAGCCTGTTATTGGCCCGAAGCACACTGGAATACAGCAACCAACTGCTGCACGAGTACAGCCGTGAGGAGACGGGCAAATACAAGGAAGTGAATATCGACCTTGACCGCTATACCCGTGCCTTTGATGTCATCGACGTGATGTACCAGTCCCTACGGACGGTGCTAAACGTGAAGGATACCTACAGTTCGGTAAGTGACCGTATCGGTGACTATAAGACCATGCTGGAGGCTTTCCATGAGAAAATCCTGAAACATGGGAACATCGAGCCGTCAGACGCACTGATACTGACTATCAATGAAAAGGCAATACGGGACATCGCCAACGAGGGAGAACACCTCTATAAGTCGGTGAGCGACCTCGTGCTGTATGCCACGGGCGCAGCGGCCTGCTCGACCAGCGACCTGCTGATGGTACTGGAGTCCGTGAACAAGTCGCTGGACAGTATTGAGCAACACTTGAACCGGGCATACATCGAGACATGGAGATACATACAGGTACGTATCGGCTACTGGAAATCGAAGATTTACCGGGAACGTACCAAACGGGAAATTATTGACGGTGCTTTCGGACGGTGGCGCAATGCGGGACGACTGGATTATTGACGGTAAAAGAGGAAGGAGGTAAATAATGCCACAAGTTAGATTATGACTTCTATGCACCGAAATTGCTAAGGAATATCTTAAAACGCAGGAAAAGCGTTTCGTCCTGGATGTTCGGAGAAGTACAAACAGAGAAAGAAACTTTAAGTACAAACAAGTCTATCCGGCCTATAACCAAGAGGCAAATGGACATTTGGATTAATAAAAGATGTAATGAAAAAGATCGTTTTTGCAAAAGACATTACGCTATATAAAGCCGATTGCCTTGAAGTAATGCCTCTTCTCCCAGAATCAAGTATTGATTTAGTTCTATGCGACCCACCTTTTGGAATTACAGCTTCGCAATGGGATAAGATAATACCATTCTCGAAAATGTGGGAGGAGATTAGAAGGGTGAGAAAGGATAATGCACCTACGGCTTTATTTGGCAGCGAACCGTTCAGCAGCCTTTTACGCTGTGGCAATTTAGCCGAATTTAAATATGACTGGGTATGGGAAAAGTCAAAAGCAAGCAATTTCCTTCTTGCTAAAAAGCAACCTCTAAAAGCGCATGAGCTAATCAGTATCTTTTGTAACGGCAGAACTCCTTATTATCCAATCATGGAAGAAGGTGAGCCTTATGAAAATCGTACAAAGAGAGGGAGTAACTGGACAGGAGTAAACAAGGTACCAAATCCTACATTCAGAAATGAAAACAAAGGAACGAGATACCCACGAAGTGTGAAATATTTCAAAACTGCGGAATCAGAGGGCAAAACGATTCATGTTAATCAAAAGCCAGTCGCATTATTGAAATATCTGATAAAAACATACACGAAAGAGGGTGACACAGTCCTTGATTTTGCCTCTGGAAGCATGAGCACTGCAATCGCCTGTATTCATACGAATAGAAAATGTATTTGTATTGAAAAGGATGACATGCACTTCTCGCGGGGAGAGGAAAGGATTAGAAATGAATATAATATAAAAAGAAATGTGGAATAATCTCGGTGATTAACTGATTGAAGCACATTGAGTATTGAAAGATTAGTAACAAAATAACCGAAAGTAAATATGGACAGAATACTCTTACTCGTGACGGTTACAATAATTGCAACCACGGCGGCAAAGGCACAATCCGTGACCTATAACCACGATTCGCCGAAACAAAATCAAGTAACAGTAATGGAAACCGGTACGGGAGCACTCTCGCCCGACCTCTACTATTCCATACTGCACAACAAGTACAAAAAGTCGGCAGCAGCCAAGAACAAACTGTCGTTCCGCACACTGGCGGGCGTCAACCTGTACAACCAAACGGATGAAGCTGAAGCCATCGACTCGGCATTGGTGAGCCGGGCAAAGATAGAGGCCTTGAACGTGGCTGACCGTCAAGCGGACATCGCATGGCTCGCCGAAGGCGATAAGGTCAACGGACAGATGGTACGGTTCAAACGAAATATAGACCGCATCTTGCCTGTCGGGGGGACACCGGAGGATAAAGACAGATGGACGGAATATTACCATATCTACCAGTGCGCCATTGATGCAACGAAAGATGCCTATATGCCCAACGCACAGCGGAAAAAAGAGTATCTGCGCATCTACGAGGATATAACCCGACAGAACGAAATCCTTGTCGGCTACCTTGCCAAACGGCAGAATACTACGGTAACAAGTACGCTACTGAACGCTACCGCTGACCGTACTCTGGATAAGAAGAGTATTGTCCGCGATGCGGTGAGCCGGTGGCACGAATCGCGCTTTGCCGTGCGCGGCCCGCAATCGGGCAATAACACGGGCGACAGCGGTGACGGAGATGAAACAGTAAGCAAAGGGAACTGAAAAAACAAAAACGTATGGCAGACGGAAATATACTCTCGGATTTCGGTATCAATATCCTTGAAGAAGAGATAGACGATGTGATTTTTCAAACGAACGAGTTCCTGACTGATGCGACTTTTACCGGCTCGCAGGGACCGTTCTGGTGGATACTACAAATGTGCATGGCACTGGCTGCCCTGTTCGCTATTGTGATGGCAGCGGGAATGGCGTACAAGATGATGGTGAAACATGAGCCACTGGATGTACTGAAGCTGTTCCGTCCTTTGGCTGTTTCAATCATCCTCTGTTGGTGGTATCCGCCAGCAGACACGGGTATGGCTGGCAGTGGGAGCAGTTGGTGTTTTCTTGACTTCCTGTCTTACATCCCGAACTGCATCGGCTCGTACACGCATGACCTGTACGAGGCAGAAGCCACCCAAATAGCGGACAAATTCGAGGAAGTGCAGCAACTTATCCATGTACGTGACACGATGTACCAAAGTTTGCAAGCACAGGCAGATGTCGCTCACACGGGTACCTCAGACCCGAATCTGGTAGAAGCGACCATGGAACAAACCGGAGTGGACGAAGTGACGAAAATGGAGAAAGACGCAGCCGAACTGTGGTTTACCTCACTGACGGCAGGAGTCATCGTAGGTATCGATAAAATCATCATGCTTATCGCTCTGATTGTGTATCGTATCGGATGGTGGGCGACCATCTACTGCCAGCAAATCCTACTGGGCATGTTAACAATATTCGGACCTATACAATGGGCGTTCTCGCTGTTGCCCAAATGGGAAGGTGCATGGGCGAAGTGGCTTATAAGGTATCTGACAGTACATTTCTATGGTGCGATGCTCTACTTCGTCGGCTTCTATGTGCTACTGCTATTTGACATTGTATTGTGCATACAGGTAGAAAACCTGACGGCAATCACAGCAAGCGAACAGACGATGGCGGCCTACTTGCAAAACAGCTTCTTCTCCGCCGGCTACTTGATGGCGGCAAGTATCGTGGCACTGAAATGCCTAAACCTCGTACCGGACTTGGCAGCATGGATGATACCTGAAGGTGACACGGCCTTCTCTACACGGAACTTTGGAGAAGGTGTGGCGCAGCAGGCCAAAATGACGGCTACGGGCGGTATCGGCTCGATGATGAGATAATGATAAACCTAATATTAAATATCCAAAAGATGAATGTACAACAGAAAATTGAAAAATGGTGCAGGAACGAGCGTTTCGTGCGCTATGCAAATGAACGCATAAGCGAAGAACTCGTTTATGCACCTAACCACCGAATTGATCCGGAATATGAAGAACTGGACGAAGCCGTTACATGGGACAACCGATATATCGTCCCTATGATGACTTACCTTACCTATCGTCTGCAACTGGTCAAATTGCAGAAAAATGCCAAGAATCGAAACCGCCGTATCTGGTGGATATTCGTGCATGTAATCATGCGGGAAGATTACACACAGCTCTTTGACGGGAAGTTCGAAAAATTTCTGACGGAGTTGCAGGATACAGTCATGACAATGTTACATGACGAATACACACGATTGTCTAACAAGAAAAAATAAAGGTATATGGTCATCAAGCATTTGGAGAATAAAATCCGACTGGTGGGCATCATCTGCACTGTTTTTCTTGTAGGGTGTATCATCATCAGTGTGTCAAGTATCTGGACTGCCCGGACAATGGTGACGGACGCACAGAAAAAGGTGTATGTGCTGGACGGAAATGTACCTATACTCGTAACCCGCACGACGATGGACGAAACGCTGGACGTGGAAGCCAAGAGCCATGTAGAAATGTTCCACCATTACTTTTTTACTCTCGCACCGGACGACAAATACATCCGCTATACGATGGAAAAAGCGATGTACCTGGTCGATGAGACGGGACTGGCACAATACAATACCCTCAAGGAAAAGGGATTTTACTCCAACATATTGGGTACGAGCGCGGTGTTCTCGATTTTCTGTGACAGTATCTCCTTTGACAAAAAGAATATGGAGTTCACCTACTATGGTCGGCAGCGAATCGAACGTCGGAGTAATATCCTGATGCGCGAACTGGTTACGGCAGGGCAACTTAAACGTGTGCCGAGAACGGACAACAATCCGCATGGACTGCTCATAGTAAACTGGCGTACATTGCTGAACAAAGATATCGAGCAAAAAACAAAGAGTAACTATTAAATCACCAAAGATATGAATATCAAAGGATTCAAACGGATGTTGTTCGGCGAGAAGATGCCGGACAAAGATGACCCGCAGTACAAGGAACGCTACGAGCGAGAGGTGCAGGCCGGGCACAAATTCGCCAAGGCGACACGCATCGACCAAGCGGCGGCCAAGGTGCAGGGCTTTGCCAACGCGCACCGGACGTTGTTTCTGGTCATCGTCTTTACATTCGTCATCGGAGCTTTCGCATGGAACGCCTACCGCTTGGTAACTGTGTACAGGCATAGTCCGGCAAGTCGCACGGCAACGGAAATGCAGGATTCTGTACTTCGGGAACGGCACAAGCTGTTGCAGGAAGTCGAAATAAGGGAACATAAAAACAGAGGGGACAAACCACAGTAAAAGAATGCTTATGAATACACGGTTTGAAAAATCAGTCCGTTCGTCAGACGAATGGTACACGCCAAAGGAGATACTGGACGCATTGGGCAAATTCGACCTTGACCCTTGCGCTCCTATCCGTCCGTTGTGGCCGACTGCCGAGGTCATGTATGACCAGAACATAGACGGGTTGTCCCAGATATGGGAAGGACGTGTGTGGCTCAATCCTCCCTATTCGCGTCCTCTTATCGAGCTATTCGTCCGGAAACTGGCAGAACATGGCAACGGCATTGCATTATTATTCAACCGTTGTGATTCCAAAATGTTTCAGGACGTCATCTTCCCAAAAGCAACGGGAATGAAATTCCTACGCCACCGCATCCGATTCTACCGACCAGACGGAACGCGAGGTGACTCTCCCGGTTGCGGTAGCCTCCTGTTAGCTTTCGGAGAAGACAACGCAGAGATACTGAGAAATTGTGCCATTGAAGGCAAGTATGTACAACTCAATTAAAAGATGTATAATGAAGATATTGGAGAAAATCAATTTTCGCCAGCCGAAATATATGCTTCCCGCCATCCTTTATTTCCCCCTGCTCGGCGCGTCTTATTTCATCTTCGACCTGTTTCAGACAGAAACGATAGAAATACAAGACAAGGCATTGCAGACGACGGAGTTCCTGAACCCCGAATTGCCGGGGGCACAGATCAAGGACGATGGCATAGGCAGCAAATACGAGAATATGGCGAAATCATGGGGTAAGATACAGGACTACTCCGCAGTAGATAACATAGACCGGGAAGAACCCGATAAAAACAAGGAAGAGTATGAATCGAAATACACGCAGGACGACATCGACCTGCTCACGGAAGAACAACAGGAAAAAGCTGCGGCAGCGGAAATTGCCTCTGCCAAGACACGAGAACAAGAAGCACTTGCCGAACTGGAAAAAGCACTCGCAGAGGCGAGACTGAGAGGGCAAAACGCGACTGTACCCCCGGCAGAAACGGACACGGCCAACATTGCTCCACCACAAGGAGCAACAGCCTCCGGAACCATCAACGAAGAGAGCCGGGCTGTGAAAACGCCATCTGCGGACGAACCGCCCAGCGAAGTGGTACGCAAGGTGAAGACAACCTCGGACTACTTTAACACACTGTCGAAGAATGTCCGTGAACCGAAACTTATCCAAGCCATCATTGACGAGAACATCAAAGCGGTGGACGGCTCGCGCGTGAGGTTGCGCCTGCTTGACGATGTGGAGATTGGCGAGTGTGTGGTAGCAAGGGGAACGTACCTGTACGCTACAGTGAGCGGATTCTCATCCGGACGCGTGAAAGGTAATATCAGCAGCATCCTCGTGAATGACGAACTGGTGAAAGTGAGTCTGTCACTCTATGATACTGATGGCATGGAAGGGCTGTATGTACCCAACAGCCAATTCCGGGAAACGAGCAAGGATGTAGCAAGCGGGGCAATGTCGGGCAATATGAACATGAGTATGGGAAGTACAGGAAACAGCCTTGCACAATGGGGAATGCAGGCGGTGAACAATGCCTACCAGAAAACAAGCAATGCCATTAGCAAAGCTATCAAGAAAAACAAAGTCAAGCTGAAATACGGAACTTTCGTGTATTTGGTGAACGGACAGGAAAAAAGGAAATAAAACGATGATGACATGGAAACAGATTTATCAGAATATCACAAAGGTACGGATGGGCTTTATTATGCGGACTATATAGCCCCCAATAAAGCCGAGACATTTATCGGAAAACTTGTGAGTGCCGAGTGGTGGCATCACAGAGGGCAGTTTGCCCTAATATGCAACTTCCGGACAGAAGACAGACGGAGGATTGCCTTATTCGCTTTTCAAAAACATACCGGTTTTTACGGACCAAGATACGGAAATGTGAATTTCAAAACAGTGGAGAAAGGCACTCTTTGGCAGTGTGAACTCCAAATGACCCGGACGGGGCGTTGTACATGGGTACGTGCCAAACAGGTAAAGAAAGAGGAGAAATAAGGGAAAAGAGGAAATAAACGGAATAAATATAATTAACAACATGGATATGAATTGGAAGAAAATCGCAATGTCATTTCTTCTGGCGGCAGGGCTGCCGCTGGCGCGGAACGCACAGGCGCAAACGACCTATGAGGAAATGGAACAACTGACGGTGAACGAACAGATAACAACCGTCATAACGGCATCGGAACCGGTGCGTTTCGTGGATATTTCCACTGACAAGGTGGCGGGTGATCAGCCCATTGACAACATCATCCGCCTAAAGCCCAAGGAAAGCGGACACGAGGATGGTGAAATACTCGCCATCGTCACCATTGTAACGGAACGGTACCGCACACAATACGCACTGATTTATACCACAAGGATGAAAGAGGCAGTAACGGATAAGGAGATACTGCTGCAAGAGCGTAATGCGTATAACAATCCGGCAGTCTCAATGTCCACTGCCGACATGACACATCATGCACGGCGCATCTGGAACTCACCTGCGAAAATCCGCAACGTAGCTACCAAAGCACACCGTATGGTGATGCGTCTGAACAATATCTACTCGGTGGGTAACTACTTCTTCATAGACTTTTCCATCGAGAACAAGACGAACATCCGTTTTGACATTGATGAGATACGGATAAAACTGACAGACAAGAAACTCGCCAAGGCAACCAACGCACAGACTATTGAACTGACACCTGCCTTGGTTCTGGAACCGGGCAAGACGTTCAGACACGGCTATCGGAATGTGATTGTCGTGAAAAAGATGACCTTTCCCAATGACAAGCTGCTGACCATCGAAATGACGGAGAAACAGATTAGTGGCCGTAACATCAGCCTGAACATCGACTATGAGGATATACTGGCGGCAGATTCGTTCCATGCAGATTTATTGGAGGAGGAATGACTATGAAAAAGACAATCATCCTGATAATTACCTGCGTGTGTGTCGCTGCAAGTGCGAATGCACAACAAGGTAGCGGACGCCTCTCACTTGGCACAGGGCTACTCTACAAGAACGGCATGGATATAACGCTCGCCTACGAACATGAAATGAACTACCGCCATGCGTGGGAGTTTTTCGTCAACGGCTACCTACAATGGGCAGAGTGCGGTTCGTGCGGTCATATCTGTCCGGAATCATTTTGGCGAAACTACCGCAGCTACGGTTTTGGCGTGGCCTACAAGCCGTGCATGACGCGGGGACGCAACCACTATGGCAGTCTGCGTATCGGAGCTTCAGCCGGAAGCGACACGAATAAATTCCTCGGCGGCCTGCACCTCGGTTATGAACACAACTATGTGCTACGGGCCGGATGGACACTGTATTGGCAAGTGAAAAGCGATGTGATGATAAAAGGTGCGGACGTGCTGCGTGCAGGTGTCGTGCTGGGTGTGAAACTACCTATGAAATAGGGAAACAAAAAAAGAAAGCAATATGATACGAAAGATACATTTGGTGGCAGCGGTAACGGCTGCCGTGCTGTGCGCTGCCTGTGACACGCACATAGACGTACCCGATACAGCGGTCCGTCCAGGACATATCCTCTGCGAGGACGGAACGGCCTTGCCTTATGCACAATATGAACAATCGGGGAAAAAAGCGATAGCGGTTGTCTTCGATACCGGAAAACGCGGAGATACGGAGGGGGGCGGTTATGCAGTTTACCTGTGGGACATTGCTCCACAGGCATTCGCCGACAGCCTCGGCATCGCACAAGGCACATCGTCCGACATCATGGCTTATGATGGCAACGAGAATACATTCGCACTGTACGATACACGAGAAACGGCTTCGCCAATGGCAGAAGCGGTTTTCGACCTATGGCGGTACGGACAAAGTGCCTATGTACCGTCCGTGGCAGAGATGCGGCTGCTCTACACCATGAGAGAGATAGTCAACCCTGTCATCGAACAATGTGGCGGCGAGCCGTTACCGCTGGATGAAAACGACTGTTGGTACTGGACATCCACAGAGGTCGAAAAGCAACAGACAGCCAAGGCATGGCTCTATTCCATGGGGAGCGGCGCAATGCAAGAAACACCTAAAGTACAGGCGCACAGAGTACGCCCTATAATTACCATAAACGAATAAAGGATAGAAAGATATGAAAGATACGGATATACTTTTCAGCATAGCGTTGATGATATTGGGAATTGTCCTCATGTATAAGTCCATGAAAGGTAATTCATGCCGGCAAAGACTGGCAAAACTCGCAGATTCCATAGCATCGGATAAAGAAAATATTAATTTTCAAATTAAAAGGTTCGGCTACCTTTTGGACGAAATGGCTGCCGATAATGAAAAAAATTCAATACTGAAGTGTCATGCCGACAGACTGGAGGAACTTGTCACGCAATTGGACCACACACGAAACGAACTTGAAATAAGCAATCTGTCAATGGCGGATATTAATGAAGAATTGAAAAGAAGTAATGCCGAACTTGTAAAGAGAGCAACCCAGTTACGCAATGAGATACAGCAAGACGAGCTTGCCATCCAAAAGATACAAGAACGCCTTGATTCTCTCAAAAGAATCAAAGTGGGACTTGAAATAGCCTTGAATAACATTCAAGCAGAAGAAGTACACTATCTCTCGGAACCGGTATTCAGTTTGGGTATTACCCCATCCATCAAAAGCCATCTTGAATCTCATGGAATATTATATATCGGAGACCTGATTCATCTTAACGAGCAATATCTCATGGAAATATGGGGTGTCGGTCCGGTAACACTCGAAAAGATAAAAACAAAACTGAATGAGAATGGTGCATGGTTCGGTATGGATGTAATCAGAGTAGGCAATCATTGGTATCGTATAAAACAGGGATTAATAACAGACTGACTTATGGAAGAAAGTAAGGAATTGCAAGGGTTCTATAAGATATTCCGCACAGTGGTATATGTGTCCGTACTACTGGAGTTCTTTGAATATGCCATTGACCCTGCAATGCTCGACCACTGGGGCGGCATACTGACCGACATTCACGGACGCATCAAACAATGGATGATTTACCACGACGGCAATCTTGTGTACAGCAAAATTGCGACGGTACTGCTTATCTGCATCACTTGTGTCGGAACGCGGAACAAGAAGCATCTGGAGTTCAACGCACGCCGGCAGGTGGTGTATCCATTGACGAGCGGGTTGTTGCTGCTCGTAATCTCCGTATGGATGTTCGGCCATACGATGGGAACAAGGCTTTATACCTTACCTTTGAATATCATTCTCTATATGATTGCCTCCATTGCTGGCGTAGTACTGGTACATATTGCATTAGACAACATTTCGAAGTTCATCAAGGAGGGACTGATGAAAGACCGTTTCAACTTCGAGAATGAAAGTTTTGAACAATGTGAGGAAAAAGTCGAGAATGAATACAGCGTAAATATCCCCATGCGGTACTACTATAAGGGTAAATTCCGCAAGGGATGGATTTCTGTAAGTAACTGCTTCAGAGGAACATGGGTAGTTGGAACACCGGGGTCGGGCAAGACTTTCAGTATCATAGAGCCGTTTATCCGACAGCATTCGGCCAAAGGTTTCGCCATGGTGGTGTATGACTACAAGTTTCCGACATTGGCGACCAAGCTCTACTACCATTACAAGAGGAACGAGAAACTGGGCAGAGTACCCAAAGGGTGTAAGTTCAACATGATTAATTTTGTGGATGTGGAGTACAGCCGTCGGGTGAATCCAATTCAGGCAAAGTACATCAACAACCTCGCGGCGGCCAGCGAAACGGCGGAAACATTATTGGAAAGCCTACAAAAGGGTAAGAAAGAGGGCGGCGGCGGAAGCGACCAGTTCTTCCAAACCTCGGCGGTAAACTTCCTTGCCGCCTGTATATACTTTTTCGTGAATTATGAGCGTGAACCCTACGATGCCAACGGCAAGCCTCTATATGCGGAAAGACAGCAAGATCCGCAGACCAAATTCTGGAAACCGACAGGTATCGTGCGTGACCGTGAAGGCGGCAATATCGTGGAACCTGCCTACTGGCTGGGAAAGTATTCGGACATGCCACATATTCTGTCATTCTTGAATGAAAGTTATCAGACGATTTTCGAGGTACTGGAAACTGACAATGAGGTTGCTCCGCTACTTGGCCCGTTCCAGACAGCTTTCAAAAATAAGGCAATGGAGCAACTGGAGGGTATGATTGGCACGTTACGTGTTTATACCTCGCGTCTGGCAACCAAAGAGAGCTACTGGATATTCCACCGGGATGGCGATGACTTCGACCTGAAGGTGAGTGACCCGAAGAATCCGAGTTACCTGCTGATTGCAAATGACCCGGAAATGGAGTCCATCATCGGCGCATTGAACGCTCTTATCCTAAACCGCCTCGTTACCCGTGTGAATACCGGGCAGGGGAAAAATATTCCCGTGAGTATTATAGTGGACGAGTTACCGACACTCTACTTTCACAAAATAGACCGTCTGATAGGTACGGCGCGAAGCAATAAGGTGAGTGTAACGCTCGGCTTTCAGGAACTACCGCAACTGGAAGCCGATTATGGTAAGGTAGGTATGCAAAAAATCATTACGACGGTAGGCAATGTGGTAAGCGGCTCGGCACGTGCCAAAGAAACGCTGGAATGGTTGTCCAATGACATCTTCGGCAAGGTGGTACAGGTCAAAAAAGGCGTGACCATTGACCGGGACAAAACAAGTATCAATCTCAATGAAAATATGGATAACCTTGTGCCTGCCTCGAAAATCTCGGATATGGCAACCGGATGGATATGCGGTCAGACGGCACGGGATTTTGTGAAGACGAAAACAGGTATGGGCGGTTCAATGAATATTCAAGAATCGGAAGAGTTCAAGACTACAAAGTTCTTCTGTAAAACAGATTTTGATATGGCAGCAATCAAGAAAGAGGAAGCGGCGTATGTGCCGCTGCCGAAGTTCTACACCTTCAAGTCGAGAGAGGAACGGGAACGCATCCTATACAAAAACTTTGTACAAGTAGGACAAGATGTGAAAGAGATGATAAAGGACGTTCAGAACAAGCGTAACGCGAAATAAAAATCCGGCTGTCTGATATAAGAAGAACAAAAACCGCCAGTACAATCGTACTGACGGTTTACTACTAATCTTCTTCCGGTTTATCAGGAGAACTGCCCGCTTAATAATTTGGTGAGTTGCTGATGGCAAATTTTTTCGTATTCCTCTTTGTCAGTACCGCATTCAATTGCCCTGTCAATGACATCCCCTAACTCGTTGAAACAAACTTCTTCATTGACACACTCTACATCTTTGTCTTTCAACAGATATATCTCATAATAATCTGACCCATTAAGTGCAATAATAACGTATCCGGCGTGTAACAGTCCGTTTACTTTGATACGAAGTGCAGGCAGCTCTTTGAAGATGGTGGCTGCAAACTCTGAGATACCCCATGACATGAGGACGGGCATAGGGGTAAGTCCTATTAACTGCTCTTTAATGGTCTGTGCTATTTGCATTACATACTCTTTTTCCATAACTGTGCTATTTTTAAGATGATTATTGTTTTTTTTATTCGAACCATTCCGGGTTGTCCTTTTTCAGTTCGGCAACCAGTTCTACGTCTGTAAGTCGTAAGTTTGCCATATCGGTAAAGAAGAAAACCTCGTTATAGATTCTTTCGGCTTCCTTGCTTGCGAAGCCTTCATTTTCATCGTTGAAACTACCGGGCTGAAGGGCATCGAGCAAGGTAGTCGAGCCGATAAGGAGTTCTTCACCCTCGTTGGATTCCACCACACGGCAAGGATAGTTATTGCCGCCAAATTGTACTTCTTGTGTTTTCATACGCTTGTTATTTTAATGGGATATGCTTTCCATTTGTCTTGAGGTATTCCATAAGACACTTTGCTTCTTCATGTGACGCACGATTGCGGTCATCATAGCGACGTGTCTCATCCGCCATCACAATGATGCACTCCTTAAACAATCTATAGAGGCTCTGTTGCAGTGTGGGGTGCATATCAGGTATAGCGGCTGCAAAACGCTTGGGATTGAAACTAAAACTATTCACTGCCATTTCCCATTCTTTGGCAAGTTTGTACTCTTTGCTTTCTTTGATGTTGTCCATTGTCATGAAATTTTAATGATTTATTTTTCTTCCCTCTGTTCGGTTCTATATTCTGTCTGAACCGCTTGGGATTTACAGATGCTTTACAGGACTGACGAACAAGCTACTTCCAACGCTTTTTTTGGAAAATTACTCTTTCACAGAAAGGAAGAATTTTATAAAAATGCACTTCAAAGCGATGGAATCAAGCGCGGCAGTCCACCTTCGCGTCTGGAAAACCAACCGGCGAGGACAGGAAGGAACCGGAGAAGGAATAAGATGGAAAAGATAAAAAGGAGGAAACTGATAGGTATAAATGAAGACGGGTGGCGGCGGGGTATCGGGAGGTAGCTATAAATGGGATAGAAAAGGCATAATCGCGCGGATGGCGGGTTTGCCCGGCAGACGCGCCGCCCGACAACGGTTTGGAGCAGTTGTCCGTGAACATCTTCACCTTAATCTAATTACAAATTAGGAACGAATAGAGGACAGATTACTCCACCCTCTATTCGTTGGTTACTGATTATGGTTAAGCTGCAATATCTTCCTCTTGTGGCTGTTCTTCGGTCTGCATCCCTACTTCGGATTGCTGTTTGTCAGATTGCTCCGCTTCCTGCTTTGCTTGTTCCTGCACCAAAAGAACGGCTTTTTTCTCTTCGATACGTTGGTGACGCTTCTCATACACTTCATTATGTCCGTTCTTGATGTCTGCCAACAGGTCGGGCATATGTTTTTGTGCGAAGTCAAGCAAGAGGGATGCAATGGCATTGTTGCCGTATGCGTTCTTGAAATTAGCAATTAGAAAATCCCTGCGGATAATCGCTTTCTGCTTGCTCGTGAGGTTGGCGATGATGTTTATCTTTTCTTCATCCGTAAGGTGGCAATAAGGCTTTTTTTCTCCGATACCTACCGCTTCAAAATGCTCCTTGCGGAGGGATGATAACAAGAAGAAATAAATCATCTTATCCTCGTCTTGCCCAAACTTGCACTCGGACATATCAACTTCCAAAATCTGTTTTTTGGTGTCCTCTACAGTCTTTTCAAGAACAATTTCCTTGTTACGCTTGTCTTGTTTCTCCAATTTCTCCATTGGAGAAAGTGTCTGCTCTTGATTTGTACTATTAGAGGCATAGGTAACTTTGGTCATATAACAAAGTACAATATCCTTGCTCTCAACACGGAAATAGAGGGTAATTTCACCTGCTTCACATCGGGTACGGATTTCCTCGCATTTCTCCGTGTAATCGTTCAACTCCTGCTCGTACTCGCTCTGTGCCTGTCCGTATTCTTCGGCAGTATCGTAATCCTCTTTTAAGGGTGCTTCGGGCTGTTTGGGATATGCTTTCGCATAACAATTAAGACGTTCCACTTCGTACCCCATAGCAGTAAGGCGTTCTACTACGATTTCGTTGTAGTTAGTATTTTCACGACAGAGAGGAACATCGGGACGTTCTTCCATAAGGCGCACGGCTTTCTCTGTGAGGTATGCCGCATTCATTTCTGCAAGGCAAGTACGATTGGCGCAATTTCCACAACCACCTTCGCAGAACAGCACCATATTATTTGTATTGTGGGGACAGGACAGACAGAGGGTCTTGTCAAATGCGTACCGCTCCAAATCGGTGGTATATTGCCGTTCGATGTTCCGTGCGACTTCGGTAGCTTTCATCCCTCGCCAACTATGATGCAGTGCATCTTCTTTGAGGTGTTTGTCGTACACATCTTTCTGAACATCTTCACCGTAACGACAGATTTCGCTCGCTACGCTGATTGTGATTTCGTCCTGCTCCAAAAGCTGTGCGATTTCGGGAATTAGGGAAACAAATTTAAGGCGTGTACGGATATAGTTCTCGTTCTTGCCGAACTGCACTGCCAAAGACTGCACATCATGGCGACCACTATCTATGAGCTTTTGGTAGGCATTGGCTTCCTCAATCGGGGTGACATCCTTACGTTGGAGGTTTTCAGTGACAGCCATTTCTTCGGCTACCTCGTCTGAAATTTCCATAACGATAGCTGGAATTTCTTCCAATTTTGCCATTAGGGAGGCTCGGTATCGACGTTCTCCAAAAACAATCTCAAAACGGTTGTCTTCTATCGGGCGTACTCCAATTGGCTGTAACACACCCTGCTGACGAATGCTTTCGGAAAGTTCCACAAGGCTCGCTTCGTCAAAATTCTTGCGTGGATTGTAATTACTCGGTTGCACATTTGCCAATGCTACCATTGTGATGTTTTTCTCTGCTGATTGAATTGCTGTCGCTTCCATAATCATAAAAATTTAATTGGTTTAATATTTGATTTTTTATTTTCCCTTTGTTCGGTTCTTTTTTCTGCCTGAACCGCTTGGGATTTACAGATGCTTTACAAGGACTGACGAATAAGCGATTTCCGACGCTTTTTCCGGAAAATTACTCTTTCGCAGAAAGGAAGAATTTTATAGGAAATGTACTTCAAAGCGACGGAATCAAGCGCGGCAGTCCACCTTTGCGTCTGGAAAACCAACCGGTGATGGCAGGAATGGACCGGATGAGTGGCATTAAAAGAATATAGAAAAGGAAGAATACGCTGAAAGGCGGATGATAAAACGGATGGAACTATAAAGGGATGATTAACGATACAACGGGACAAGCGGAAGGACGTAAGACCAGACGGTGTAAAACAGGAATGGAGCTTACCAGATAAAAATCCTTTGAGCCATTTCGCTAAATAAATCTGTATCAATTGCCTGTTTTACCAGAAATTTGCATTATTTTTGCAGTAACGAAACAGCCGTTTCGGAAACAGTCGTTTCGGAAACAGCAATAAAAAAGGATAAGGATATGAGATTTTTTGACAGGACAGAAGAAATAGCCTCTCTTCGCAAGATTCGCGAAATGGCCAAAAACAATGCTCAGTTTACAGTGGTAACGGGACGTCGCCGTATCGGTAAGACATCACTCGTGTGGAAGGCATACGAGGACGAACCGATTCTCTATTTCTTTGTTGCCCGGAAAGCCGAAGGCGATTTGTGTGAGGACTACCGGCTTGAAATAGAGAACAAGTTGGGGGTCCCAACCATGGGGCGGGCCGAACACTTCACCGATGTGTTCGAGTATCTGATGAAACTTTCGGCAGAACGTCCCATCACACTCTTTATCGACGAGTTCCAGGAGTTTTTCCGTGTGAACAAATCGGTGTTCAGCGATATGCAGCGCATCTGGGATCTATACAGCCCGAAGTCCCGTATTAACCTGATTGTCTGTGGTTCGATTTATTCCATGATGACAAAGATATTCAAGGATAAGAAAGAGCCGTTGTATAACCGGCAGTCGCGCTTTATGACTGTGCGTCCGTTTACCCCAACTGTTCTGAAAGATATTCTTTCGGAATACAACCCCGGCTACACGGCGGAAGATCTGCTGGCCTTGTACGCTTTCACGGGCGGTGTGGCGAAGTATGTACAACTACTCATGGATGCAGGAGCAACAACCAAAACGACTATGCTCGACCAGATTATAAAGGCCGACTCCATATTTTTGGGCGAGGGTAAAGCGATTCTTATCGAAGAGTTCGGCAAGGATTACGGAATCTATTTCTCCATACTATCGGCCATTGCACGAGGAAAAACATCCCGTTCGGAAATTGAAAACGTGGTAGGCAAGGAAATCGGCGGTTATCTTACCAAGCTGGAGAAAGAATACGAAATCATATCGAAGAAGCAGCCGCTGTTCGAGAAGAGTTCAGCCAAGAATGTCCGGTATGTCATCGAGGACAATTTCTTCACGTTTTGGTTCCGCTTCATCTACAAGTACAGCTATATGCTGGAGATAGAGAACTATGGAAGTGTGAAGATGATTATAGGTCGGGATTATGAAACTTTCAGCGGTCTGATGCTTGAACGTTACTTTAAGCGTGTACTGATAGAACGGCAAGTCTATACGCGTATCGGAGGCTGGTGGGACCGCAAGGGTGAGAACGAAATAGACATAGTAGCTGAAAACGAACTGGACGATACGGCGACATTTTTCGAAGTCAAACGCAAGGCCGAAAATATCGACATGGAAAAACTGGAAGCGAAAGCAGCCGCTTTCATGCGTGCAACGGGAGAGTTCAAAGGTTATTCCCTGTCATACAAAGGGTTGTCAATGACTGATATGTAGCAATACATATCGGCATAACGTACTAACAGAAGTCACAGATTTAAAAGAACGGGAAGCGAGGAACATACCCTCACTTACCGTTGTTTTCCAAATACTCCTTCATCGCCTCATTTACAATGTCTCTCAATGACATATTCTTCTCAATAGCAAGGAATTTCATACGCGTATGAACACTCTTGTCAATAACAAAATTGCAATGTACAGCAGGCTCTTTTTCTGTCTTAACTGATATGGGGCATAGAACGAAGCGGTTTTTTCAATGGTCGGGAAAAATGGGCGAAAGGTTTTGAAAACCAAAGGGTTTAGGCATGATCGGGAAAATGGGCTGAATATTTCGAAGCGGTTTTTCTCTTTACATGGCTTACATCTGCTTTACGTTTGAGGGGCTTTTCTTCGGATATTCGGGGGATTGCTTTACATCGGGCTTGCAGATGGGGCTAAAACGGCCTGGAAGGGTTTTATTTTCGGCTGTGTGGCCGTTTTATGGCTGGGTTGATGGATTTTGTTATATGATGGTGTGAACGGCTGTGTGGCCGTTTTTTTGTGCCTATTTTTAAAGATGTTGCCTTAAAATTCTTCCAAATAAGTATTATTTGGTATATTTGCAGCATAATAGAAACGAATATGGCAAAAGTGATTCATGTGCATTTGCTGCATAAAATAGACGGGACGAAGCAGAAAGATTGGTATTTCAGCAGTATATCGGCTGTTTATACGGTTCTGACGGCAGATCAGGTGGGGGCAACCAAGAATTACCTGCTTCATGCCGGGCTGTCTGGTAACGGCACAATATGCACGAAAAAGGCTATAATTAAGCAATCTACGCTCATCTCGGGTGGTAGTAAGGGAATGGTTAGAACGATATAATAGCGCCGTTAGAAAGGCTTGTAGGCGTTATTTCTTTGAATGCTGATTGGGGAGCTTATGGCTCCCTTTTTTTATGCCCCTACGGTTGGTTTTATTTGGTTAGGGGTTACTATTGGGGTTACTGTTAGGGGTTACTACTTCTTTAAGTTAGGGGTTACTTTAGGGGTTACTTTTTCAGTTCTCAGAGGGTACGCCCGAAATAGGAAACTATGTTATAAATGAAAGCAAGTGCCGTTTTTCTCTGTTTTCAGAGAGGAAAAACGACACTTGTTTGTGTGATATACCTTATTATAATAAAATAAATCCTTTGATTTACAGTGTATTTACGAGTTTGCTTCAGGTAAATTCCTTCAAAAGTGTGTGCGTGCGTCCTTTTTTAGCCTTCTGTAGGAGGCATGCGTGTACCACTTAGAAGAACTTGCTGATACTTCCGATTACTTCAAAGACATTGATGATGCGTGATTTGTCGAATTCCTGTTCATCGTAGTCATTGGTGTTGATGGGGATGAAGCGCAGCTTGTCCGGATCCGGCGACCTGCGGAGGATTTTAATGGTGCGGATGGTATCCAACACCACTGCATAGATTTCGCCATATTGGATGTCGTTGAGTGTGCATTGGTGCAGGGCAATGATGTCGCCATGGTTTATTTTGGGTTCCATGGAGTGCCCGGTGACATTGCACCAAAGGCTGGCTTTTTCGAATCCCCTTATTACAATGTTGGTGGCAGGTATGTTTACCTGTGAATTAAACACTTCATCAAAGCCCCCGATAAAGTCCACATCGTAGTATGGTGTACCGATGGATGGGTTCATAGATGTGGTAGGCAGAGTCGAAGAATTTGCTTCGTCTATTGTTTTAATGCCGTTCAAATCATCTTTCAACATGCTTCCTGCACCAGTAAGTAACCAATCGGCAGATAATTCCGGATAGGCTAATAGAATTTTTTCAATATTCATTGAGCTCATGCCTTTGCCAGACACCTTTGCTTTCCCAATAAGTCCAACAGAAAGACCGGCATTAACAGTCATTTGATTGTCATTTATGCCCTTTTTCTCCATGAAATATTGAAGTCTTTCTATAAAATTCATATCCTTATATTGATTTTCTTCCATATTTAGTTTGATGTATTGAAATAATTCTATATATTTGCAGCGTGTTTAAGATGTAAACAGCGCGCCAAATATACAAAAAAGGCGTGTGATTAGCGAATTTTAAGGATTAAAGAAAATGAAAGCAAAAGTAATTATAGCTCAAGCAACAGCCGAGACCGCCGAAGCTCTTTACGGACTGGTCAAGAAGATGGTAGATACAACAGCAATCAAGGCTTATCCCAGTGTAGATTATCAGGCAGTTTTCTTTTCAGCTGATAGATACGACTTAGACTTTGTAAAAAGAGTATTGGCGGATAAGTGCTTTTCTTTCAAAATTGAAGATGCAGAATAATACAATAAAATAAGTGAGTTTATGACACAGCAAGAATTTATGGAACGGACGGGGATAACCCCTACAGCAGAGGATTTTGATTACATCCATGCGGTTTATCTGAACACTTCGATGAACAAGGATGAGTTCTGCAAAGATTTCAAGAAACATGGGGACAGCCGGATTATCCGCGATGTTCATGTGCGAGTGCTGAACTATGAAATGAAATGTGAACGTCAAAAGGAAGTTATCGACAACCTGACCGATTTTCTGATTGGCAAGGCACATGCGTATGACGATACCGATTTCCGCAAAGAAGCGGTAGGGCTGGTCGGTGAGATGGAAGTGGTGAAACGGACCATTGAATTGGGGCTTCCGCTTTGGGATGAAGACAGGATGGTTGTCCTTTCGATGATAGAAGAACAAGGCAAATAGATTGCCGGATAACTGGCAGCCCGGAAAGACGGGCAGGGGCGGCAGGCACGGCCGGAGAGTTGGTAAATCGAAATAAGAAAGCGTAGAAAGCCGTCGGGGTTCGATTCCCCGCGCCCCACGATATAAACTTTTAAAATTTAGAGTTATGGCAAAGAATTTCAATCCGAGAACAGCAGAGAGTCTGTTCAAACAGAAGTTGCGCACGATGATAGGCAGTACGGCACATACGCAGAATATTGCCGACCAGGCGATGGAGCTGGCTGGACAATTCATGACGGAGGATGAGATAAGCAACTCGGATGCCTACCGGGTGATAGAGAATGTGAGCTGTGTGTGTGAGGAAGCGATGCAGGCGCTGGTCGAAGAACTGCAGAAAGGGACACGCCTTCATGAAATACTGACGGGTGATTAGGAAATAGCGGAAGCCGTTGAAAACCTTTGAACGAACGATAACGATTAAAAAGTATGACGATATGAGAAAGCAGATTTTGACAGATAACGAGACCAAGACCTTCTTGATGAAGACATTCGGATGCAGCCGTCAGGCTGTGTGGCAAGCACTGAATTTTGTCCGTGACAGCGATCAGGCGCGCCGGATACGCACTCTTGCCCTGAAGCGAGGCGGCAAACTGACTGACGGGAACTTCATCCCGAACTGCGAAACCACCTTCGAGGAGTGCGAGAAGACCATGACCTGCACTTTCGGTCCCCGTGTAAAACTCGTGGTCCACAGAAAGACCAATGATGTGGATGTGTACGTGGACGGAAAACGGACTGAAACCTACCAATGTGAATTTGTATCGGATTTCATGCAGCTGCAGCACGAGACCCAACAGATGGCATCTGCCTTATAAATAGAAATGAAATGGAGTATTATGGAAAGATATTGTGCATATCCTACAATGACCTGACTTACGATGACCGACCGGTGATGGTGAACGGAAAGGCAGACTACAGCAGAAGCCGCACGCTGAAAGGAGTTCATCCTTCCACTCTTTCCGAAGAAGAACTTGCTCCCATCATGTCGATACCCAATTACAAGAAGTTAGCGGCAAAGGAGAAAATCAATGTAGTTCGATCCGGAAGAGGTCTGGGAGGTTACGTTTTGGTAGAAATAGCCACCATGCCCCTACGGTTTCAGGAAAGGATAAAACTAAAATACGGAGATATGAAAGAAGACGTAATAAGAAACTGGCTCGGCAGCCATTACCACATCGATGCGAAAGCCCGGGAATTTTACACCCGGTTCCGTTTTGACAACGGAGATACACTGCCACCGGAACACATCCAAGAATATACGGTAAACGCTTCGGTAATTGAGGCAGTGATGCGTGCCATGGAGGATGCCACGTTTATGCGAAAGGCCATGAAGGCCGGGCCGGTGAACTGGGGCGAACTGGCAGGAGCCATCAGTTACTACCAAGCAGAGTTCGGACATACCTTGCCTGTCAGTTCCAACCGCTTCAAGAAGCGTGTGAATGACTTCAAGGCCAACGGCTATGAAAGCCTTATCAGCCGCAAGTTCATGAACCAGAACCGCCGGAAAGTGACCTATGACATTGAACGCCTGCTGCTGAGCATCGATGCCCAACCGGAGCAGCCCTTCAATACCACCGTGTGGGAACAGTACAATCTATTTGTGCAAGGAGAACTGGAGCTATATGACCCCGAAACCGGCGAGGTGTTGAATCCGGCAGACTTTACCGACAAGGATGGAAATCCGCTGGTATTGAGCCCGGCCACAGTAGCCAACTACCTGAACAACCCCAAGAACAAGGCCCTTCGCGGTAAGCTGCACATGAGCCAATGGGATTTCAACAATGCCTACCGTCCTTATCATCTGCGCAGCATCGGTGAATATTCCTTGAGTAAGGTTTCTCTTGACGACCGCGACCTGCCGCGCCCAATGAAGGATGGCAACCGAGTGAAAGCCTATTATGCCTACGATGTGGTGAGCGGTGCTGTGGTGGGATATGCCTACAACCGGTACAAGACTACCGAGTTATTTTTAGACTGCATGCGAAACATGTTCCAGACCCTGGACCGGAACGGCATGTATATCCCCGCCGAGTTAGAAGTGGAACACCACCTGGTAAGCGACTTTGCCGACGGATTGATGCAAGCCGGTACCGTCTTCCCCCTGATCCGCTGGTGTAACCCCGGGAACTCGCGTGAAAAACGTGCCGAGCACAAGAACCGCGAAAAGAAATACGGTGTGGAGAAACGCACGCAGGTAGGTATCGGCCGATGGTATGCCAAGCTGGAGGCCAACCGCCCGAAGGAAGAAAAGGTGTATGACGAAAAGAACAACACCTACAAGGTGAAGACCTATAGTTATGAAGAATTGGTAGCCGATGATATACGCGCCATTGAGACCTTCAACGCACAGCCTCACCCCAACCAAAAGCGCTATCCGGGCATGAGCCGTTGGGATGTGCTTTGCGCCCATCAGAACCCGAACCTTGCACCTTGGGACAAGGCCGTTCTTTACCGGTTCATCGGACAGCACACCGAAACAACCATCCGGCAGAACACCTACTGCACGGTGATGTACAACCAATACGGACTGCCCAGCCCGGAAATCATCGAAAAGCTGGAGCCGAGGAACTACAAGGTAGATGCCTATTATCTGCCCGATGCCGACGGAACCATCAACGAGGTATATATCTACCAGAACGGACGATATATCGCCACCTGCAAGCCCGTAGCCCGTTACAATGAGAATACAGCCGAGCAGACCGAGTACGACAAGGCAGCCTATACCGAACAGTCCAAGTATGTAGCTCAATTCGACAAGATGATGAAGGACGGCAAGATCAAGCGTGTGGGCATCCTTGCCAAAGAGGAGGCAAAGCTGATAACAGAGGTACAGGCGGAAGCCGTTCCCCTTCCTGCACAAGCCGAGGAAGAAGATTACTCAGCCTATATGGACATCAGTGCCTTCGAGCATGATGCAGTAGCCAAGATATAATTAACGACGTTAGAACGAATTTAAAACAGCATTCAAATGGAAATAACAAATGAAGTAAAGCAACGTATTGTGGCAGCGATAGCCGCCGACCGTGAAAATTATCCCAGTGACAACCGCCATGCCACGGCACTGGGCATAGCCCCCAGCGTTTACAATGCCATCAAGCGGGGCAATTATGAAAAGCAGGTCAGTGATGCCAACTGGGTAGGTATAGCCCGAAGATTAGGCGTGCAACTGCGTACAGAAATACCTTGGCTGGCAGCACAGACCCCGACCTACGTGTTTGTGAGCAAGCAGCTGGAAGTGTGCCAGGGAAGCGGGCTGAGTGCCATCCTGTGCGATATGCCCAATATCGGCAAGACCTTTACAGCGAAAGCTTACGTGAAGCAGCACAAGCACGCCGTATATGTGGACTGCAGCCAGGTGAAGACCAAACTGAAGCTGATACGCTACATTGCCAAGGAATTCGGTGTGACCAGCAACGGACGCTATAGCGACGTGTATGAGGATCTGGTGGCCTACCTGCGCACGATTGATACGCCCCTGGTTATCCTGGATGAAGCCGGGGACCTGCAGTATGAAGCCTTCCTGGAGTTAAAGGCGCTTTGGAACGCTACGGAACGCTGCTGTGCCTGGTATATGATGGGTGCCGACGGATTAAAGGAGAAGATCAACCGCGCCATCGAAGGCAAGAAGGTGGGCTATACCGAAATGTTGAGCCGCTACGGTGACTCCTACAGCAAGGTGACCCCGGACGATGCGCAGGAACGCGAAAAGTTTCTGAAGGCACAGGCTGCCATCGTCGCAAAAATCAATGCCCCGGACGGTGCCGACATTGCCAAGATTGTTCATAGCACCGGAGGCGGCTTGCGGCGCGTATATACCGAAATCGAAAAATTAAGGAGGATGCAGGCATGATAAGCAAGATAGAAATGCAAGCGATGGATGCTGTTATCGGTATCCATCGCGAGATGAGAAAAGCGAATGAGATAGACTGGGAACAGCGCAGATATGAAATTGCCAAAAGCATGCTTCCGGTAGTAAGAAGCAATTCATCAGGTATAATGTCTATAAAACAAGTTGCCAGACTTGCTGTGGACTATGCTGATGCTCTTATTGAAGAATTGAAAGGAGGTAACCGTGAAACTGAAGAGAGCCTACAGTCCCGGTGAGGTGCTGAACATGAAGATTCCCCGGTTCGAGTTTTCCGGGGACTGGCAAACCTCGATAGGCAACCCGGCCAAGAGCGGCGTGTGGATTATTTGGGGAGCCAGCGGAAACGGTAAGAGCAGCTTTGTGATGCAGCTGGCCAAGTACCTGTGTAGCTTCGGACGCGTAATTTATGACAGTTTGGAAGAAAGTACCGGTTTGTCGTTCCAGATGAGCCTGAAACGGCACAAGATGGGTGAAGTGAAAAAGAAGCTGATTATCCTTGACCGGGAACCGATGGAGCAATTGGAGGAACGGTTACGGCGCAGAGGCAGTCCCGGAATCGTGATTATCGACAGCTTCCAATACAGCGGCTTGAACTACAAAACCTACAAGGAGTTCAAGGAACGTCATCCCAAGAAACTGTTTATCTTCATCAGCCATGCCGAGGGGCTTCATCCGGCAGGTAGAAGCGCCCGCAAGGTGGAATATGATGCCGATGTGAAAATCATGGTAAGCTGTTTCAAAGCCTGGTGCAAAAGCCGCTTTATGGAGCGGCCCGGTGAGCCCTACGTGATATGGGAAGAAGGTGCTGCCAAAACATTGAAGGACGATAATATGGAGGATTATTTGAATGATGGAATGGGAGAATAAGCTGTACCAGATACTCCTGAAAGAACAGGAAGCGGAGGCCGTGGTGGACGATTGGGTAGAACGTAACATACAAAGCGACCTCCGTCTGCGCAGGGCCAAGACAAAGGGACACGTAGTGATAGAAACCAGGGATGTGATGTTTGCTCGGAATATTCAGGTATGGCATCCGTCCTGCCAAATAAACATTAAAGATTTGAAGTGATGGAAAAGAAAGAAGAAAAGAAAGTGTGCTGCATCTGCGGCAAAGAGTATGAGGGCTACGGATAATCGTGCAACTACAGTGTGGTGGTTCCGGAACGGTGGGAACGACACAAGGCTTTTCAACGTGGTGAAGCGACCGGTGCCGGGAAAGTGTACATCAGCGGAGCCATCGCGCACTATGATATGAATGAGCGCAAGGAAGCCTTCAGCCGTGCCGAGGAGAAACTGATGGCACAAGGCTATGATCCTGTAAACCCTTTCAGGAACGGATTGCCGGATGAAGCTCATTGGAGAGCCCACATGCGGGCCGACATTGCCCTGTTGCTGGCTTGTGACTATATCTACATGCTGAAGGACTGGGAACTGAGCAAGGGAGCCAAACTGGAGCTTGACGTAGCCAGTTCGTGTGGCATTAAAGTATTGTTTGAATAACCTTTTAATAGTGAATGTATGGAAGAAAAACAGAAAGTTCAGGTCGTATTTGAATTTGACCGTTCCGAGTATGACGCGTATCTCTTTTTGATGAATCAAAAGAAGACGAAAGAGGTAGAGCAAATATGGAACACCATGAGCGGTGAGCCTGTGGTTGCGGATATTGATTTGTTTGAAGAGGACAGCCAGTCTGTAAAACTTATGATGATAAGTTTGGCAATTCTTTCAGTGGAGAAAAAAGTGAAAGGATGATATGGCACAGGAAGTAACCAATTTCGCCCGGTTCTATGCATTGTTCAACAAACTGCCTTATCAGGGCGATCGGGAGGAATTCAAAAAACAAATCGTGCTGCAGTACACGTGGAACCGGACAGACAGTCTGAAGGAAATGACGGCCAAGGAGTATGAAGTTTGTTGTACTGCTCTGGAGAAACTGAGCGGACAAGACGAATGGCGGCAGAAACTTCGCGAGGAACTGCGACGGAAACGCAGCGTCTGCCTGAAGCTGATGCAACAGTTGGGTATAGACACCACCGACTGGAACCGGGTGAACGAATTCTGCAACAACCCCCGGATAGCCGGCAAGCCCTTTGTTCAGGTTAGTACAGCCGAGCTGGAACAACTGGCCATCAAACTGCGGGCTATCCAACGAAAAGGAGGTTTAACCGATAAATAGAGCAATATGGATAAAAAAGCACATGAAGCGCTTGAGCGCATAAGAAAAGACGTGACCCTTACGACATCCGATATGGAGAACCAGGATGCAGCGGAGTTTTTCAACGAACTGGCCGACTGGGCGTATGCCAATGGGGAGGCCATGCTGATAGACGATGAACCGGAAAAGCAGGATGATTATGAGGATAGATGACCAAGACAAGCTGATAAAAGCGGGGTTCTGTATAATACGAAAGGATGATTATCCAGGCCCGAGGATAAAGATGTGTACCGGCATAAACGGTGGCTGGAAGACATACAAGAAGTTTGAAACCAAAGCAGAAAGAGACAGGACATTCGCTTTGCTGCTGAAGGATGACAAAGTAATAGCTGATTAACAACTAAAATGATTTAAAATGGAAAAGAACAATCAAAGTGTGGACATCAAGTCCCTGAGTAAAGAACAGCGAGCAGCCCTCATGGCCCAGCTGCAGCAAGAAGAGAAAGAAGACCGCATCGCCCGTCGTGAAACTTACGAGGCATTACGCGGTGAGTTTATGCACGAAGTAAAGACCAACGTTCTTGAGATGGTGAATGCCGTGACCGGGTTCCGCGGATGGCTGGAAAAAGAAGCCGATGCCTTTACCAAGGTGATGAAGGAATACGGCCAGGTGAAAAGCGACGAACAGCGCAGCTATACCATTACGGACGGAGACTTCCGTCTGGAAGTGAAAAGCAACAAGGTGAAAGGCTTCGATGAACGAGCCGACATGGCAGCCGACCGTCTGATTGACTATTTGAAGCGCTACATGCAGAACAGCGAGAAAGGTTCTGATGATCCGATGTATCAGATGGCCATGACCCTGCTGGAGCGCAACAAGATGGGCGACCTGGACTACAAGAGCATTTCAAAGCTGTATGAACTGGAAGATAAGTTCGATGAAGAGTATGCAGACATCATGCGCCTGTTCAAGGAAGCTAATGTAGTGCAGCGCAATGCCACCAACTACTACTTCAGCCGCCGCAACCCTGAAAACGGCGTATGGACCCGCATTGAACCCAGTTTCTGCCGTTTGTAGCCGAAACCCGTTAACCCTATAAACAGAAAGCGCCGCAGTTGTTATAATTGCGGCGCTTTTGTTCTTAAAATAGATGGAAATCAGTTATTTTTGTAAGAGAAATAAAATGTATGGGCAAAGGACGGGATAAAGAACTGATCAAGCTGCGTGACGAGGCACTATGCCGTCGTTACTACTATTGGACAGAAATACAGCGGTTGCGGTTCGACGATGCTTTAAAAGTGTTGTCGGAGCGCGAATTCTTTATATCCGAGGAACGTATCATGACCATCATCCGCCGGAAATCACGTGAGGGAACAGACTACAATCTGAAGCCTGTTCCCAAGGTGAAAGCCCCCCGTCTGACTGCCGCCCAGCTGGAACTATTCCCCATAAGATGACGGCATGGCCGATTCATCGTGCAGTGTGAATGAGAACGTCATTTCATAGACCTTGATGTAATGCGGCATGGCATACGAACGGCTTTTCTCGCGTACCAGCGGCGAAGCGTTGTCCGTGCATTGCAGACACTGCAGCGACTTGTATAATTTCTTGGCCAGCTGCTGCCTTTCCCTCACCTTGTCATACGTGCCGGATGCGTAGCTTGTATCGTCGTAACAATCGATGGCCAGCCGGACGGTCAGTGCGGATTCGCTTTTCTGTGCCCCGTATCCGAGGTCGTGCCAGTCGGAGTTTGTATTTCCGATTAATACACAAGGGAAAGTGACCGGGTACTGGTCTTCTTCTGCTCCCATTTCCAATTGTCCGTAGTCCTCGTCGATGAGAGAGAGTTCCGGCATTTCCTGTGCAATCTGTTCCATGATTGCGATAAAAATTTCGTCCATATCGTTATTGGTTTAAAATGTTGGTAATTTCCTGGTCCACCTTTTCCCGGATACGCCGGTTCAATTCTTCGCTTTCGCCCATGAACTGGCGCTGCGGGATGCGGATGTGCAGTTTCTTTTTTTGGGTAAGCGCCATGTTCCTCCAGAACTGTGCCTGCGGATTCAGTTCCTTCGGCTTGGAACGTCGTTTGACGCGTTTCTTTTGCCCTGTGCCGGTTTTTTTTCTTTTTCCCGAAGCCTTGTAGAACTTGGCCCATGCAAAGCGCCTCATGCGGTCTGTGACGGTGACATCGATTTCCCCGCCCCAGTTGTTGATGGGTGCATAGACCACCTCGTTGAATACCCTTACCCGGTAGTCTGCAGGTGTATATCCGACCGATTTGAACAGATGTTTCCTGCCGGAGAGCAGCGTTCCATAATTGCTGGCGGCATCGGAACCTCCCGAGGACAGCCGTTTGGCTTTGGGCCAAGGGTGAAGACCGCCATTGACAAATCCACCCTGCCGGAAGTTATCCTGAAAATGGTCTTTGGCCATTCGTCCTACCATGACTGGCATTTTGCGGCGCATCATACTGTCCAGCCTGTCACGTTTCCGCTTTATCATTTCCGTAAAATCTTTTATGTCCATAATCATCAGTAATTCAAGAATAATTTATAACTTTGCAACCGAGGCTTCCAATATGCCTTTTATGCGTTATGAATATACCGGAACAAGTAAAGAACGAGGCCCGTGTACTTATTGAGCAATACGGTGACACCTTCGAATACCTTGGTATTTATGAAGGCCAGGAAGCCTATGTGTTCAAGTTTCCGGGGGACTCCTGTACCGGTTATCCTTTCGTCTATCTGTATGACGGTAAAGACGCAACCGAAATAACCGGTCCGTTATCCCTTGACGTTATCGATTCATGTATCGAAAATATCGAGGAAGGAGACATCGAATAGCTTATTGTCAATTCTCAGGACTCCCCTGCAGTTGTGGGAAGTCGCAGCTCCTATTTCACATAAATATTTTACGTCTTTCCATTCCATTCCTGAACCGGCAGAATTATCGCTTTGGGGTTCGATATACCTTAGTTCACCATCCGCAAACCGTTGCAGGATTGTAGCATGACCTCCTCCACTTTTCCAGCCGATGCACAATTCATACACGCCTTCTTCCTTACATACCTCATTGAAATACTCCATGTACCTTTTAGGGGTCATTTTCAGGTATCCTTTGTGCGCAAGCCAGCTGTTTATACTTATATGTTGCGCCGGAGTACCGTCGGTGTTTTTCCAGACTTCAAAAGCACGTCCATTACTCAGATATTCAAGTTTAGACCCTGCGACATTGCCTTTGGCGGTAATATCCCATCCACGTAATCGTAAAGCGTATGCCGGTGCGCAAGTCTGGCAGTTGATACTGTATGGAGTATCCCGTTTTTTATCGTAATCGCTGTTCTTCCGGTATCTGTTTCCCCTTTTATCGCGGTATATTCCTTTGGAATCCAAAATATACTCTTCCACATGTTTGGGATTTGCATTCTGTTTGTCCGCCTTATCCACATCCATAGGTTTTCCTTTTTTGATTTTAAGAGCCTTTTCCATTTCGAGGTTGTTCCGGGCAATGGCCATTTTTTCCTCCCCGGTAAGGTAGTCCGGCATTTCCGCAATCATCTCGTCAATACGGGCCATAAGTTTATCCACCGCTTTTTGGGCACCCTTGTGGGCTTCTGCCTGATATGGATGATTGTCGGAAAACAGTTTGCCGTCCGTTCCCGGATTGTTATCCAGTCCGGGCTGGGGCTTGTTCTTGTCGTCTTCGTCCGGAAGTGGTGTCGGCTCCTCGTCGGTGGCAGTGAGGTCGCACTTGCAGTTCCACCGGTCGCCCGGTCGGTGGATGTTCCAGAACGTGTCATCAATCGGCCGGATGGTATTCCAGAACGGGCGGTGGTCAGCCCCCGGATGAATGGAGGTGGACGGTAGCCATTTGAGGTTGGGCAGAATATCGCGTTCGCGCAGGAACTGTTGCCAGTCAGCCGCCTGATGCGCCCGGATGACCGCCGTATCATACTCCGTCCGCAGCCAGTGACGAACCTGATGGGAAGCAATGGGCAAGACTTCCTGTACCCATTTGTCGAACGGTTTTAAAATGCCGTTTGAATCCAATAAAAGTCGTGCCATGTCATTCTGCATACGATGTACCTTGAATGCCGAGAATACGGCATTGTTCCGGAGTATGGCATTTCTGAAATCCTCGTCCGGAGTAATGGCCTTGGATTTGCTGAACCCTTCCTTTGCCGCCTTGTCCATCTTTGCCCATATTTCATTGAACAGGTTGATTTCGATTTCGGTTGCCGGATGAAAGTCCCTGCTGTATATGTTCAGCAAGGCACGCCGCAGCACCTCTTCGGAGAAGTCAAACTCCATGGAGATGCTGCCATTATCAGCCGCATACAGTCTGTCGACTACCAGTCTAAAGCTGCCCCGTCTGCCGGGGCTTTCACGAAAAAACCTTTGAGCCAGTTCCGGAAGTTTCTTTTCTGTTTCGGTGTCGGTTCATCATCCCGTCCCTTATTCGCTGGCTCCGGCTCCTTCTTCGGGCTTGGAATCTGGTCGGCTTGTTCAGCCGTCTTTTGTTCCGCCTTCAGCTGCTCGTAATTGGCCGGTTTGTCGATACCGAATTCCTCATAGAGATAGTCGTCGTCGATGGGGATGTTGAAGTTCTTCTTCAGCTGCGTGAGGATGGATATTTTGGTACCGGCATCCGTTTCCTTCGGTTCGGGGAAACAGAACGTACCCCCTTCGGTGTTGATGCCCATGCGCAGCAGAATGTCCGTCATGTCGTAATTCAGCACGTTGAGCACGTACTTCCGGTCGGCCTCCAGTACCTTGTCCTCTACTTTCTTATGAACCGTACCCAAAGCCTGCGTGCCTTTTTCGGACGATTCGGTGGTCAGCGTATTGCCCAGTATCAGTTTGGAAATTTCGTTGTTGCACCGCTCGCAGAGGCGTTCATAGACATCGGCAGACCCTGTTTTGTTTCCGGCTTCCGTGAGTTTGAGTTCCGTGTCCTTGGCATGGAAGAACTGCGCCAGACTTCCGGCATTGGCCGCATCCTCCATGGCCCGCTGGCGTGACTCGTCGTCGTCGGAATCATAGATATATTCCTGGATAGGCATGCCGAATACCTCGGAGAACTGTGCCCAGTCGCCCGTAGTGTTACGTTTGTAGATGACCCAAGGTGCAGCCTTGGCCAACAGCCCCAAATCGGACGGTGAACCCACAAACAGCAGGTCGGTATATTCATTCCAGGAATGGCCGGTAATGTCCGTCTGGTGGCGCAGGATGAGTTCCCTGACCGGATCCACATGCTTGCGTGGTACCAGGTCATAATCCACCCACTCCTGCAGCTTGTAGAACTGGCAGAGCGAGAAGCCCCAGAATTTCGCATCAAGGATGTCACCCACCAGCCGGTTGAACCAGGGCGACTGTATCTGTTCGTTGATTTTATCGTCGGGCTTCCCGTCCACCCGGAATTCCATGTTGGAGCACAGCACGGCATTCTTTCGCTTTTCGAGCACACAGGAAAGGTGGGTATCCATCAGAATGTCCTCGTAGAGGTCATAAAGTTTGTAACGTCGCGAGAAATCGACATTCTCGGCCACCCTTACGGCTGCCATGTAGTCGGAAATGTCCAGCCCGAAGCGTTTGGGCTGTGTGAGCACAATCACATTCGGTCTCTTTTGTCCCGGCAACGTGAAGTTTCCCCCTACGGTGATGATGCCGGCTTTGTTGTTTTTTCTGTTTTTCTTTTTCATGATGCTTGCTTTTTACCAGTGGTTCGTTCGTTTGCGGTTGCTTTGAATGCGGAAATCCGACCTGCCCGCCCTTTGTTCCTCGGGCAGCAGCGGAGCCCCTTCGATTGAAATGTCCTCGTCGGCCACCGCCTTCATCCATTCCACCGCCCGTTCGTAACGATCCTTGCGTACCTGGGAAAGTTTCTGCGGGTTGTGGATGCAGAAGATGTGATAGACCGCCATGTCGATGACCATCATCAGCACGAGCTGGTTACGGTTCTCGCCGGTGGCTGCAAAAATCTTGTTGCAGTCGTAGCGTTTGCCCAGATAACACCGCATTTCGGCAATGGCCCTGTCCTCGCAAACCTCAATGACCGTTTCGTCTTCGCGAACCAGTGCGTCGAGGATGTCTCGGTGGATGCTCGCATCGTAATCGGTAAGTTCAACAAATTTGCTCATAGTCCTATTGTTTTAGAGTTGTCATAATCTTTTCTTATTCCGTTTTCTTACATCCTTCCGTGATCGGAATACGGGCGGTTCAATGCGCCTGATCAGTTCGTCAATGATACGGTTCGCCCCTTCGACCGCATCCGGTCCGTCGGCCGGATAGCGCATGGTCAGGGTGAACAACTTGAATTGATCCTCCAGTTCCTTCATGTGCGGATTGTCCCGTTCAGCCTCGTTGAGGATGAGGTTCCCCTCGCGGTTGAGCGGTTCAAGGTTGGCCTCGATGCGCGTAGCCTTGTCCGTCTTCTTCTCCTCGTCGCCCCGGATGAACAGCGCAATCTTCTGTTCGCGGCGTACTTTTGCCACCAGCGGTTTGAACACCTGTTGGAAGAAAGGGTCCTGCAGCTTGTTGTTCTCCATGTAGCAATAGACATTGGTCTTGCCCCCGACAAATTCAAGCATCCGGACATACCAGTCAATGAACTCCGCATTGAGCGCCTGTGCCAGGAAAGTCTTGATGACGTAAAGCCTGCCACCCAATTTGCCACAGAGCGAAACCGTCTTGAAGGATTTGCCTTTCTTACCCTTGCTTTCGCCCGGTGCCGGGTCGCCATACACCACGAGGAACTTGAATTTGGAGAGTGCCGGAACCTTGCCGTATGCAATGTTTTCGAATACCTCTCCCACGGAAATCGGGTTGTTGAAATATTCTCCCTGTGCCGCCTTTTTGGATATTTTGGACAGTGTGCGGTCGATGTCCTCTTCCGAGTTCTTTTCCGGCCATGTGGAAAAACCGTTTTTGTCGCGGATGTTCACGATGTCCCAGGAGTCGGCCATTTCGCCCGCCCTCCCCACGCAGCAGTCCTTGGCGATGATGTTTCCGCAGAAGATGACCAGTGTAGGTTCGGAAATGGACCTTGTGGGATACAGCGCATTTTCCCACCAGTCCCAGCGCTTCTGGATGATGTCCGGGTTCTTGGTATCCTCGTCCGTATCAAAGTCATCGACCAGCAGTACGTCGGGACGTATGGCCTCGTTTCGCGAACCACGCGGAGATTGTCCGGCACCCAGTGCGCGGAAAGAGACCTTCCCTTTGGTGGTGAATTCATCCTCGGTCCATGAGCCCGGCAGTTCCTGTTTGCCGTAGTATGCCATGATGCGTCCGTTGGCTTCGAGATTGGCCCGGTAGGGATCGAGCAGGCGCACCGCATTGTCCTTGCTGTTGGAGGTCAGAATCACATTCTTTTTGCGTCCGGTAAGCGTGAGATTCATGACGATGAACATGGTGACGGTGGATTTGGCCAGCTCACGGCTCCAAGAAAGCACCTCAAACCATTCATCGTGTGCAATGATCCGCCGGATAGCCTTTTTCTGGAAGTCGGCAAATTCATATTTGACATAATTCGGAAAAAAGAACTTGATCCATTCTATGGGATGTTTCTCAAGATATTCCCGGTGTTTTTCCCGTTCGGCTGCCGTCATGTTCCTATCGACCGGTGTAGCCCTTGCGATGTCTTCTTTGTACTTCTCCCAATCGAGGAGAGCGAGTCTGTCAGTCTGTTTCATTGTCTATCCCTTTATAATTTGTCTTTAATGTACGCATCGGCCAGGCGTGTAATTTCCTTTGCCTTTTCGAGGTCGGCCGCCCGTACCCAGTCGATGAGCCCGGTGAGGACACTGATGATGTCGGCAATGCCCACTTCCTGCTCCATGTTGCGTATGGCCGCCGACAGTTTCCCGAGGATGTCAGCCTCCTTGGATGAGGGGAACCGTTCCCCTTCGGGCCGTTCGGCGATGGCCTTGTTTATTTCGGCCACCTGCCGGTAGAGGTTAGCCACCTGTTCCTGCCTTGTGAGCGTAAGCCCCACCTTCTGTTCCTCCCACTTCCCGGCCCGTACCCAGTTGGACACGGACACCCGTGACACGCCCACCCGGTCGGCGATTTCCTGCTGTGTGAGGTTTTCCTTGAGGTACAAAGTTTTTGCCCATTCCTTTTTCTGGGCATTCGTCAAATCTGCCATAAATCGTCCTTTTTAGTTGTAAATCACGTTACAAAATTGCATGAAAAAGCGGGGTTTGTAAAAGCGCGTACGCATGATGACGGGTTACAGCGTTATGATAACGCCAGAAAACGTTATGATGCGGACGCGGTTTCTTGGTGCCATGGGAATGTTCTATTTTCGCACCATCGAAAGGCGGGGAAACCGCTGGTAAAGACATGACGATGAGCAGATTTTTCAATATTACAACGAGTGACGACGGCACCAGTACGATATTCCTGTACGGGGACATCGGAGACTATACGGAGGTGCAAAGCGGGCGCATAGCCCAGGAACTGATGGAAGCCGAACGCGTGAGCCGACGCATCCATGTGCGTATCAACAGCAACGGCGGGGAAGTGTACAGCGGCATTGCGATATTCAACGCCCTGCGCCATAGCCAGGCCGACATCCGCATTTATGTGGATGGCATAGCCGCCAGCATGGCCAGTGTGATAGCCCTTTGCGGCAAGCCCGTAGAAATGAGCAAATATGCCCGTCTGATGCTGCACAGTGTGAGCGGCGGGTGTTACGGCAACAAGCAGGACCTGCAGCGTTGCATGGAAGAGATAGAAAGCCTGGAAGGCAGCTTGAGTGAAATCTATGCCGAGCGGCTGGGCATGAGCAAGGAAGAAGTGAAACAGACCTATTTTGACGGCGAGGACCATTGGCTGACCGCCAAGGAAGCCCTGGACCTTGGTTTCATAGACGACATCTATGATGCAGACCCCGTGCCGGCAGACAGTACACCGGCGCAGATATATACTTTATTCAATAACCGGCTCGTTGAGCCACAAAAAAACAGAGAAGACATGAATCTGGAAGACGTAAAGAAACGCCCGCGCTTCAAGGACTGCGCGAGTGATGCGGATGTGTTCCGCCTGATGGACCAACTGGAGGAAGAGGCAGGCAAGGTACCTATCCTTACGAAAGAGAACACCGACCTGAAGGCCAAGGTGAAGACCTACGAAGACAAGGCTGAAGCCGAAGACCTTGCCGCCCGCAAGCAGCTGCTTGACGCAGCCGAGCAGGACGGTCGCATTGATGCGACTACCCGCCCCATCTACGAAAACCTTTTGGCCAATGACCGCGAGAACGGCGAAAAGGCCCTGGCCCAACTGCCGGTAAAGCGCCGTGTGATGGAAGACCTGCATCTGGAACCGAATGGTGAAGAAAGCCCCTGGAACAGGCGTATGCGAGAAATTAAGGACAAACGTAAAAAGTGATTGAACTATGGCAATAATTGTAAGAAACACGAATTACAGCGGCGAGGTACTGGAACAGTTGCTGACGCTTGCCGCTACGAGCAATGAGATTGTGGAAAAGGGGCTGATCATGGTGATTCCCGGTGTGGAGAAGAAAATCAGCCTGCCGCGCCTGAAGACCGGCAAGATGCTCCAGAAGCGCAAGGAGAACCCCGGCGTGGAGGATTCGAAGGGCAACTTCAACTACGACGAAAAGAGTCTTGACCCGGTGGACTTCATGGCCTTTACGGTGTTTAACCCCCGCACGTTCGAGAACATCTGGCGCAAATGGCAGCCGAAGGGCAACCTGGTATTCTCGGAACTTCCGCCCGAAGCGCAGAACGCCCTGCTTGCCGAGTTGGCCAAGCGGGTACAGTTTGAACTGGGTGACCACTATGTGAACGGTGAATATGGGGATGATGACGACCACTTGTTTAACGGCATCCTGACCCAGATGGCCAAGGATACTGAGGTGATTGTGGTGGACAGCGCAGAATCGACCATGCTGGGCAGACTGAAAGCCATGCGTGCGAAGATTCCCGTGGCCATCCGCAACAACCCGGACCTCCGCATTCTGATGAGCGTGAACGACTTTGACAAGTATGATGACGAGCTGACCCAGCGCGAGTCCAAGAACACGAGCGAAACCGATGTGAATGCCCGTCGCTACAAGGGCATTACCATTGAGACGCTTGCGGCCTGGCCCGATGATCTGATTGTGTGCACCCTCTGTTCGCCCGATGCCGGCGGCAACCTGTTTGCGGCTGTGAACCTGCAGGACGATGAAGACGTGATTCAGATTGACAAGATCTCGAACGCGAGCGAACTGTACTTCTTCAAGATGCTGATGAAGGCTGACACGAACATTGCCTTCGGTGAAGAAGTGGTGGTGCTGGACAAGCGAAGCAACCCCGTGTTCAAGGCGAGCGAGAAGAAGATTTCAGTTGACCCTGCCAGTGTGACCCTTGAGGCAACCGGTGGCAGTGAAGAAGTGACCGTGACCGCCAGCGGAGAATATGAGATAGGCAGTGCCCCTGCCGGCTTCAAGGTGGAAGCGACGGATAAAGGCGTGAAGATTTCGGCCGGTGCAAACAGTGGCAGTCAGAAAACCGGTACACTGACCCTTACGCTCAATGCCGACCGCAGCAAGACGGCCAAGATTACCATTACCCAAAACCAGAAAGGATAAGATGGTATGGCAAAATTGAAGTATCTGGTAATTCACTGTACGGCAACCCCGGAGGGGCGTGAGGTATCATCGGCGGACATCCGGAAGTGGCACACTTCGCCCGTAAGCCAGGGTGGCAGAGGTTGGAAACAGGTGGGCTACACCGACCTGTTCCACCTGCAGGGCGGTGTGGAACGCTTGGTGAACAACAACGAGGATGCGCAGGTGGATCCCTGGGAAGTGACCAACGGAGCCAAGGGGTACAACAGCGTGAGCCGCCACATTGTGTATGCCGGCGGTGTGGCCAAGGACGGCAAGACCCCGAAGGACACCCGCACCGGCTGCCAGAAAAAGGCACTGGAGAAGTATGTGAAGGACTTCCATCGCAGATTCCCGGATGTGCGCATTGTGGGACACAACGAGCTGGCGGCCAAAGCCTGCCCCAGTTTCGATGTACAGAAATGGCTGAAAGAAATAGGTATTAACCAATAATAAAAGAAGCAATCAATGAAACGAATTATGCTGTTTATGATGCTGATGCTGGGAACAGTATCGGCTGTGATGGCCCAAGGGGCCGATGTTCCGGCAACGGACTATGACGCAATGATTGGCACCTTTGCCGGTTTCGTCGGCGGTGTGGTGGTGCTTACTGAAGGGTTGAAAGGTTTGTTCCCCAACATGAAAGGCTGGGTGACGCAGCTGGTGAGCTGGTGTGTGGGCTTGGTGTGCGCGATGCTACTGTGGTGGCTTGATGCCGGATTTGTGAGTGATGTGAGCTGGGACATTGCCTTGCTCTATGGTTTTGGTGCCTCACTTGTAGCCAATGGGGTAGCCGACACGGGACTGGTGCAATGGGTTATCGGACTATTCCGAAAGAAACGCGAGGAAGCAGAATAAAAGGTTGACTGACTAAAAAACGGGTGGTATGGACTTTAGCGAGATCATGAACATTATTCTTAGCGGCGGCCTTGTGGGCACTGCAGCAGCCATCGGTTCCCTGCGTGCTACGGTGAGGAAAGCGAAAGCGGAAGCGATGAAAGCCGAAGCCGACGCAGAGGGTGTGCGTGTGGATAACGCAGAACATGCCACCCGCGTTTTGGTGAGCAATATTGTGGTACCCTTAAAAGAAGAACTGAATGCAACAAGAAAAGACCTGCAGGCCAACAAGCGCGAAATGGCGCGACTGCGCAAGGCCATTGACACTGCCAACAGTTGCCGCCATCATGATGACTGTCCTGTGCTTGGCGGGCTGCGCAAGCAGCAGGAAGAGCACGACGGTGGAGAAGATACAGACGGAATCGGCAAGCACCGACAGCGCGAGCGGAAGCCGACGGGCGGGACTGGTGATGGCGGGGATACCGGCGGGGTTGGGGGAGGCGGGCTCTC